TATATGCCTATAAACCCAATGACAACCATATTTATTATTTGCAACATTTCCTAATCCACCAGCTCCATCATCATAATGAGCATAATCAATAACATTTGAAAGGGCTTCTGTCCAACCTGCTCCACCATCTCCTCTAACTCCTGTAAATTGAGTTGAGGCACTATCATATTGTGCTATTGTAATTCTATTTATACCAGCATAAAAAACACCAGCTTCCATTGTAAAATTATTTGTACCCGAGTATTCAATAGCTGAACCACTTTGTAATTCGTGACTTCTTAACGAACCAGCTCTTTGATGAAGTTTCATAACTCCATCTTGAAAATTAAATCCACCAGAAATATAATGAACATTATCAGAGCCATCTTTCATTACTTTTCCAATAGGTATTTGTGTTCTATCTGGCGAAGATGTTCTTGCATAAGGATTAGTTTCTGAAAGAACTATTTGAGGCGTTCCACCATTATAATCTAAACATACAAAATAAGTCGTATCAGCCGCAGTAATTGTCTGGTTATCCTGTTCGGAAAGTGTCACATAAGTCAATTCTCCAGTTAAACTATCTGTTTTTCTTAATAAAGCAGTTAAATCAGCAACTTTAAATGTTCCTGCATTTGTTCCTTCTGAAACCTCTCCACCAGAAACTATCATAGGACTATCTACATAATCTTTTATATCCTCTAAATCATTAACTGCGTCTGTCATATCGTCAAAATGAGCCGCTATAACTCTTACCATCACTAAATCACCAGCGCTAAATGTCTGTTTACTTGACCCGTCCTGCGCTCTCGTCGCTGTTATCTGATCACCTGTAAGGTCTGTACAAAGCATTCTCTCATAAGTCGTATCGTCATTAATTACTTCTACGGTAATATAAAATGGCGCAACGGGGAACGCGGCGGCGTCTGTAATATTAAAAGTTACAGGATCGTCCGTGTTGTTTATACTACTACCAACTTTTATAGTAGTTACAACTCTATTTTTAACCTTTTTGAAAGGTGTTGACATATACTAATTTTTTAAACTCTTTATAATTCTTAATCTCTTTTACTGATTTTAAGTAACTTTCTTCTGGCTCAACAAATTGATGATTGGTTTGGTTTAATCCTCTACAATATCTATATAAGCATTCTTGAACAATTTTAGTTTTTTTATCTGTTATTCTACCACCGTGATGTTTTCCAGTTTTTCTATCTGCTAAATGTTTTTGGATAGGATAATTCAGGACAATCTCTGCTTGAATCTTTTTTATTATCAAATAAGGATAAACCAATTTCAATAATTTTCTTGTCATTATATTCTTATCAAAATTCAATTCATATACTTGCTTTTCCCCAAAATGTTCTTTACTTTCCTTTCTGGTTTTCAAGTATCCAAATCCTAACATTTCCTTTATCATCTCTAATACCTTTTTATTTGTATTAGTAATATGACAAAATGTTCTATATGTTTTATCACGACGAGATATACCAATACTTCCTTCGCCATCAATAAATCCAGCGAGATAAATTATAAACTCTTGCTTATTCATTTTTAAATAAGTTTAACTAAGAGTTATTGTGAAAGTGAGTTGCCACACCTGTCCCGCAGTTTTTGTTCCTTGATCTGATACCAAGCGATTGAGTAGTTTTCCACCACCATCTGCGTTTAACATTCCAAATTCTTGCCACGCTTGATTTGCATCTCCTGCTCCATAAAGCGCTCTCCAAGTTGCCTTTTGATTTGTGCCATAAGTTGGATAACCTGCTTCCATTCCTTTTCTAACTCCTGCTGTAAATGTGGCTTCTGTATCTCCTGCGGCGGCTGCACCTGATCCTGTTCCAGTAATTAAAAAAGCGTTAGTATTGTCATACTTAACTCCGCCTGCTGAACAGATATGCGTCCATAATTCGTTTATTCCTTCGTTAGCAAGACAATTATGATTTACTACACTTTTTTTGTAGCAATTTCCTGCCTCAAAATCTTTTTGAGAAGCAAATCTTTCAATAGTCCAATTTCTCTTTAAAATACCTTTTTCTTTTAGTTTTAAATTTTTCATACAAAATTATTTATTTTTAGTTAATTGTTTTTTAAGTTCCTCTAAATGTGCGATATGTTTTCTCGCTAAACTTTCCGGGATTTCCCGGTATGCATTAACAACTGGATCAAAGAAGTTAACTTTTTTTTCTTTTTTTTCTGGCATATATTTTTATTATCGCCTGTTAATTGTTTATTATTATATTTTGTAATCATTATTTTTAAATTAAAGCGGATATAGGGGGTAATTTTATTTTACCCCCAATCCTATATCTAACTAATAGTTGCACTTGTTCTAAGAACGACAATTGCTGTTGGTAATGGTAAAACATAACCAACTCTTTGAACAAATCTGTAAGCAATAGCATCTTGTGTTGCAAGATTCAATGTGGTCTGTCCGTCTGTGTCAACAATAACTGCTTCGGTCAATAACTTAACTTTCATACCACCCTTGTCGCCAAGAATAGCATATTTTTTAAGATTTCCAAAGATTACAAACCCTTTGTTTGCAGCGTTATCATTTTTGTCAGGCATACCTTCAACCAGTTCAAATGGGTAGTCCCAAATCGTTGCAGGTATTTCTCCTTGTGGCCTTTGGTAAATATAAGCACCTTCTCTATCTCCTGCTACTAAAACAGTTTCTCTCAACTTTCTAACATAACTAAAGATAGTTCTGTGCATATAATACTTAGCCCCTGCGTGTGCGCCGACTAATCCAGCGTCTTGCATATCTAATAAATCATCTGCATCAATATCAGAAAATCCTAATCCAGCGCCCATTGTTTGAAATGTAACGCTACCATTATTACAGATTCCTGTCCAAGGTGCGCCTGTTCCATTAAAGAATTGTTCATCTTCTTCTTGTGCTGTTTTCTCAGCAACTAACTCGGCTATTAAACCGGGTAAGTTGATTGCTGTGTCCTCTAATATTTCCTCTGTCATTGGTACAATGGCAGTTAGTTTTTTCAAGATTTGTTGAACTCTACCAAATCCTGGTTGACTTGAAGTCTTTGCAGCTTTTTCATCTGTCCAATACATTGTCACTGAACTAGCCAAGGTGGTAATATCTCTGGTATTTCCCGGGCCACTAAATGGTAAGTATCGCATTTCTTTACGAGCAATGCCATAAACAGGATCGCTTTGCATTAATCTTATAATCTCATTGTATAGTTCAGTTGGAACAGTGTATCCTGCTTTTGGAGTATCGTCGTCTGCGGTTGTCAATGCTTTCATTTTAACTAAATCTTGATCTCTTAATGCTATACACCAATCAATGGTTTTTTGTGACCATTTGCCATTTGCCGGTAATACTTTACTCGCACTTTTAAGTTCTCCTCTTTTAACAGCGACTAACTTTTTCATTGCTTCTTGAACTCCTTGTTGAACTTCTAATTTAATCAACTCGCTAAGTCCATCTTTATCAAGTTCTGTATTAACTTCTTTTTCAATTCCAAACTCTTTGGCTTGTTCGTCAGTCAACTCACTGGCGTGTTCAGCTAAAAATGTTTTTTCCTCGTCAGTTAGATCTTTTAACTTTTTCGCTAAAATTTCTTTTAAATTCATTTTGTTTCTGTATTACTTTTAACTTTACGCTTCTCACTTAGAAGCGTTCGGATAATTTTATTGATATTTTTTGTCCCTTTATTAGAGGGCTTAACCTTTCGCTTATCCGAGCATTCGGTCACGACCTTTTTTTGTTCTTTGATTTTAAATAATTTATCTCTAAATTGTTTTAAAATAATTCCTTTGCCAATTTCTTTTTCTCCGTCAAGGACTTTAATACTTTTTTCTTTCTTATCTACAAATAGAATAAACTCTTTTTCTTTAACTTCTTTCACATCTCCTTTTAGATTTTTATGGTCAGGCTTTAATACTTTTTCTATTACTGACATATCAAGTCCCTTTTGTTTGGCCAAAGCATATGCATTAGCCGGAACAGGAACACAAGATATTTCTAATAGCTGATTATTAACCATTCTTGTATTCTTTTTCTTATCAATTACAATCTCACCCATCATAAATCCAACTGAGAATGCATTCATAAACTTTTCTTTATAAAGATTGTAAATTGTTTTAATGAAATCTCCATAGATCCCCACTCCTTCGTCAACTGCAAATTTTATTTTGCCTGCAAGATTTCCTTTTTCGTCTAATCCTATTTTAACAACTTTCCCAACAACTATGTTCGGATCTGAACTAAACATATTGTTGTGAGCAAATAATACAACTGGGTTCTTTTTAAAGTTTTTTAAATCCCAAGTTTCTTGATCAATGGGCGGATCTCCTGATCTATCAATGTCAGAGGTTGAAAATATCCCCTCTATTGTTTGATCATTATCATTTGACTTTGTTATTTGAAATATTGTGTCTTTTTTCTTAAACATATAACTATATTAAATTAAATTAATTATCTCCAACGATTACAGGAGCAACAGCACAACGACAGTTGATATCGTCTGGGGCATCTTTCAAAGTGCCACCAACTGAAAATGGTTTATCTTTATCAACTATTTGGCCGTCTGCTTCTGCGTGTTCTGGTCTTACTCTGTCGTCCATTGTGGCAATCCATTCTTTCCTATCAACAACATCTGTTTGTTTGTAGGCCTCAACACTTGCTTGATTGATTACCCGGCCAGTTTGTGTTCTGGCTATTCTTATGGCCTCCTTATCTCCTCTAATTTTATAAACTTCTTTTACTCTGTCTTTGATTTCATTTATTCCTTCTCCGGCTTCTAATCCTTGATATAATTGTTTAGATAATTTCTTTCTGGTTGTTTCATTAATTAAACTTGCATCAACTTTGGCAAAGTTTTTTAACCAGACAGACATTTCGCCTTCTGTAATAAATGGTTGTTTAACTCCTATTCTTGTTAGCGCCGCTTTGCCTGATATTCTTGCTATTCTTAATACTTCTGGTTCTATTACTGCATACAGCTTTTCTGTTTCTTTTTCCCAATCGAAGTTATCTAATACTTTTTCAATATATTTTTTAAAATATGTTTTTGATTTATATTCTTTTTTTACAAGAGAGCTAATAACTCTTTTCTCTTGTTCTTTGAAAAACTTTCTTTCCTCTGATAACAATAACTTTTTTCTGCGATCCCTGTCTGCTAAATATGTTCGCCAAATTGTTTTTCTTTTCTCATCTAATTCCTTTTTCTTTTTTTTATCTAAATTGGCCATTCTTTTTTTATGTTGATCGTTTAATTTAATTTCTAATTCTTTAATTCTAATGTTTCTTTTTATTTCTCCTCGTCCTTCAAAGATGTTAGCAATAATTGGTTGTCCTAATAATATTGTTTTCTTATGTGGCACAGCCATTCCTAATCCAACTACTGTGTTAAGTTTTTTATCTACAAGTGGCGTGTCTCCACCTTCTGTTAATGGTAATAATCCCTCTTTGGCTCTAATTTCATTTTGTGTTAGCCAACCAGATTCTGTTCCATTTTTATAAATCTTTAATTTTAATTCTACATCCTCTGGGGAAGGATCAATACAATCAAGAACAAGATCCTTACCAAATTCTGGTACTAAGAATTGATTTAATGTTTCTACTAAACATCTATCTTTTGGTTTAATATTTTCTCTTAAAAAGTTTTCCATTCCTGCTTGTGCGTTGGCCCGATTAACATCATCTGTAATTGCTATTACTGATTTAGGGACTTGAAAGATTGTTAAGATATCGTCCCGGGTAGCTTTTAATCCACCAATATAATCCATATCTCTTTGATTGGTAGCTATTTGAACATATTTTAAACCACTTTCAAGTATTCCTATTTTTGAACTCTTACCAACTCCTTTATATTTTTTGGCCCACTTATTTCTTAAATCGTCAATCTTTTCTTTTGTTAATGGTTGGTCTGACTGTAAAACGGCGTCAGGGCGCGCGTTATTTATAAAAAAATCTCTTTGAAACTTTGTTGCATAATCCTCTGTATCTACTCTTGCTTGTGCTGGTCTAATTGGGGATTGTCCTGTCCTGTCAATAAATTCTTTTATTGGCGACGGCTCGTTAAAATGAATTATCTCCTCTGGCTCAAATACTAATTCCTTTTGGTTAGGAACTTTATAAATATACTTTTTTATATAATCTTGTGCGTCTGGCACAATTTTAACCCAGTCCGGACGCATAGGCCAAAGTTCCTGTGTCTTGTTTCCTACTTTTAATTTTAACCAATAAGCATCACCAGTTAACGATTCATTGATTTGCTTTAATTTAATAAAACTGGTTTTACTATTATATGGATTTGGGTGGTGTAATAAATCTAACAATGGGTGAACTAAAATCTGTTCTAAATCTCCTTTTGAGTTTTTAATTCTATAAAGTTTAAAATCAATATCTCCAACCTTTTCTGCTATTTTTTTGACGCAAGAAAAGACATAGACGGAAGTGTCATATGTCGTTAAAAGTTTTTCCTCTGACCATTCTTTACCTGATAGTCTGGGTAATCCTGACATACCAAAGAATGCTTTAGTAATAAACTTTGCGCCCATTTTATTGAAAATCCTTTGGAATATATTATTCATAAATAAAAATAATAGCTCTCTGCTGTTATTTTCTTTTCTATTTTTTAAATTGTTATTTTCAACCTATATTAACATATTTTTAATGTTTTGTCAATATGTTCTTTCAATTTCCATTTTATCTTTCTTATAAATATTTTGCATCTTATTATATTTTTCTTTTCTATCTCCATAATATTTTAAAATCTTTTTTCTGTTCTGCTTGTAATAATCTTTGTAATAATCCCTATGACTTTTATCCCAATATCTCCTGCAACAATTCGGGCAACAAAACTTTTGTAGACCGTGTTTAACATTAAATATATTTGAACAATTAGGACAGGTTTTTGTAATCATAGTTAAAATCCATTTTTGGGGACTGCTCTGTCCCATTACTAAAATCGTATAGCCAGTTTCTTGTGCCTTCTGGTGTTAAAATCTTTTCATCGTCTTCAATGTGGCCACACCATACACTCCAATCAATTAAAGTTTTCCAATTATTCTGGCCTATGTCATACCAAGTCCAAATATCCGGGCCACACCAACCATTTAATGACCACCTCAGCTTTATTTTCTTGATCGCCTCTTGTCTATATGCCCAACAATAATATCCACCACCATCTATTTGCTGTATTCCTGTTTTTTTTGCACCCAATCCGACTTTTGTCCTTATTTTTCCCCTTATACATAAATCTAATAACCAAGCACCACAAGGCCCGTGTTCTCCTGCCTTTCTTAATGCTTCTACTCCTTGAATACAACCTATCTCCTTATCACTCTTAATTCTCCTATAAAGTTTTTTAAATGCATTCTTAGGTATTATAGTATCGTCCTCAACCATAAAGACAATCTCGCTAAAATCTAAATGTGTATTAATCTTTTTCAGGTTCTCAATTATCCTTTCCCATTTTTCCGGGTAATCCTCAACTCTGTTTGTATAAACAGGTGTCCTGTTTGTCTTAATCATATTCGCTGATAACCATTTTTGACCGTGATAATCAATCCAATTCTTACAATAGTCAATCAATAATCTATCTTGTGTATCTAAATATAAGAGTAAATATAAATCCTTGCGTGGTATATCCGCTTTAGCAATAGCTTTCAAGCACTTTGCTATTGGATATCGTCTGCTAATTACTATAACAAAACTATCTATATTCATTTTAAATATTTTATAATCTCTTTAACTCTCTCTTGGTATGTGTGATACTTTAATGTTCTTTTCTGCCCGGCCCGGGCAATTTTCTCTCTCTCCTTATCGTGTTCTAAATAATAATCTATTTTTTCAATCATTTCTCTCATCGTTGAATAAACTATTATTTCCTTGTCGGCCTCAAACAACTCGTCTAAATAAGGAACTTTCTGTGTTATCAATAATGCACCACAAGCTGTCGCCTCAAACATTCTCATATTTATATCATTGCCTGCCGATTGGTTTGCCACTATTTTACATTTGTTATAGAACTCTGCCATTTGCTCAAAAAATATTCCTTCTTGTTTTGAAAATCTATCACCGTATTTATCTTTCAAGTATTTAACAAACTTTACTCGTGATGTGTATGCTTCCTTTCCAACAAATCCTATATCTATTTCTCTCTTTAATTTCATATCATTAAAGATTTCCTTATCTATCCCGGAAGGCAAATAAGATGATTTATCTGGATCAAAGTATTCTTCGCAACTCTTTTGGCTATAAAATATATGATCTGCGCCACTTTCTATTGCCCTCCTGAATGTTGATCGGTTCTCTATAATTATTAAACTCCCATCTATTGGATCTATTGTTCCTAAATCGTTCGCATAACAAATTCTCTTTCCGCCATATCCTATTTTAAATCCTTTTCTGATCAACTGCTTTTCTAATTGCTTTGCTATCCCATATTCTGTTTTTGAACTGCCTACAAATAAAACTCTATCGTCCCGGTTTGTGTTTGCTAGGTCAAAATACTTATCTACTTGTTTTTTAATGTTAAAATGTTCTAATGCGTATTGTCTATTAAACTCTCCCATTGACTTATCATATTTTTTAAATTCCTCAACAATATCATCAATGCTCAAATCTAAATTATATCTCCGGCCTGAAAAATTGTTTTTTAATATCTCATTGATATTGCCCTCTGTTACTATTCCGTCACCCTTGCTCTCTTTCATATAATGCCGTTTATCAAATACTATAACTGCCCGGCCACAGGCCATTGCCTCATATGCTCCTCTGCCTAAACTAACAACTAAATCAACCTCATTCATTCTTTTTTCTAAATCCCAAACATCTCTGGCCTTCTTAAATTCTATTCCTAATTTATCACAAGCTATTTCTATTCTCTCGTTAGCGTCGTTAAAATCTTTGTCTAAATCTTTACATATTGAAAGAACGCTTTTTAGTTTCTTATGTATTGGTTTTGTTGGTTTAAATCTGTCACAATCAATTCCATTATGAATTATCTTTGCGTCAAATCCTTTGCTTAATAAATAATCCTTAACTTCTTTTGATATTCCTACATAAAAATCTGCTCCCTCTTTTGGTTGTTCTAACTTTGGATATATCCCGTGTGAAGTAAAAACTTTTACCCCGTTTGTGTCTTTTAAATAATCCAAACAGGTATTGTGATTTATAAAAATATAATCGTATTCTTTGCGCAACTTGTTTTCGCTTTTTGGTGTTATTGTAAAAAATGGTTCTGATAACCGGCCGGGTTCAAATGTAAAAATATCTACCTTATATCCTCTGCACTCTAATTCTTTTCCAAATGTATAAGTAAATGTTTCTGTTCCACTAAGGTTTTCAAGAAACTGGTTTGCCAAAAGAACTCTCTTTATTGGCTTGTCAAATCCTAATGCCTTTTTTAATCTTTTATCTGGCCATAACTTTTGAAAGTAATCTTTATTTTCTAATACTTTACTAAACCTGCCTTCTGATTGTGAATGGTAATGAACTATTGGTTCTCCTTTAATATAATCCATAGTCATTCCCATTTCTCTTGCTCTTAATCCTAAATCTAAATCCTCTGCGCCGTTCTCAAATGTTTCGTCAAATCCGCCTAACTTCTCCCAGGCCTTCTTTTTTGCTCTAAATAAAAATCCCGAGGGTATTTGAACATCTCTTTGATTTTCCATTAAGTTTGACAATAAATTTCTACTCCAACCAATACCCTTTACAATTCTTTTTCCTTCATTTGATAATACTTCTGAGAAGCCAACCAAATCTGCTTTATTCTCGCAGGCCTCAATAATCTGGCCTATATCCGGCTCTATGTCATCGTTCATAAAAATCAAATTATCTGTCTTTGCTAACTTTGCGCCCAGATTACAATTCCGAGCAAAACTGCCACCGGCTATAACAAAAACATTAAATATATCTAATGGTATTGCCTCTAATGTATTTTTTAAAAGATCGTGCCTATTGTGGTGTGGTATTATAATATCTGCTAATTTACCTTTAATCTCTGGCTTTATATATATTTTCTTTGTATTTTTTATTTGTGATTTTCTTTGTTTAGATTTTATATTAACTGACATTATTATCTCTGATCCAATTTCTTTTAATCCATCTATTTTTGTTTCACTGATGATAATCTCTCCGGGATTATAAGTTCTGCCATTAATATCTATTCTCTTTATTGCGTGGTATCTATACATTTATTTTTCTTAATCTTTTTTTATCTTTTTTTTTAATTGAATTATACACATCTATCACTTTATCTTTAACTTTTCTTACTTTCCTGTGTTGTCTGTGCTGATAACCTGCTTTTGGTTTGAGTGATTTAACTCTTGTCATATTTTATATTTTTAAAGTTGTATAATACCGCCCTCACTATCGTCATCATCGTCGTCGCCAAATAGCCAAGTAATGTCTGGCTCTCCTACTTGTTGAATGCCTGCTATTCCTATACAAAGCGCATCTGCCATATCGTCATACTTTCCTCTTGGTAATGATAATAATTCATTTATAAAGTCCTGTCTGTTCTCTATTCCATTTTTAATAAAGACCTTTCTATTGGCAAACAAAGGTGGCAACATCTCATTAAACTTCTCAATTTTATTCTTTGTTGTTTGAACTCCCTTGATCGGCAAGCCGGTATTTGTTATTAATGTTTTAACACTATCATATTGAAATGCGTTTTGTTCTATTCCTATTCTTAATGCGTCCGGGTATAATTTGCTACCTGCTATAATCTCTTTTAATCTGTCATCAAACTTAATACGCTTTCTAACTATTTTATCTATAAAGATATCTCCCTTGCGACTTCTATAAAAATGTATTCCACCAGTATAATCTCCTTTGTCAGGATCTTTGCCTACTGATAAATCCCAACCCCAATAATTTGGTATTATAATTTTCTTTGTCTTGTCCTCTTGTAATGACCAGCAATCATTTGGCAATTCATCGTATCCCTGAATATCCTCTGTTTTAACTATCTCCCCACTTATATTTACAGGCATACAGCGGTATTCTTTATTAAACCATTTGTCACTTCCTGTTAAAATAATACTCTCTTGCTTTTTGGCCATTAACTTATTCCACGGCCATTTTTCAGGGTAAAGTGAAATCTGTTTTGCTTCATCTACAACTGCATCATATCTCTTATGAATCCAGTGCCTCTCTCCTGCCATTTCAATACTATTCCAATCTACACTATATAAATCTCCATCTCTTTGCAGTGTTCCCACAATAACTATTTTTGTGTCTGGTTCAGCCATAGGTATAATTTCGGTTGACATCCTTTCAAGTGTTTTTCTATTATAATCCTCACTATAAATAACCTGACTGTCAATAACATCATCTAATATAATCTTTTTGGGATGACCACCCCTAACCTTACTGCCAAATCCTGCAACTTCTATTGTTGATCCATTGCTAAATCTAACCTCCCTCCTACTATCAATATCTGCACCCCTTAATAAATGTCTATATCTTGGTACTTTTGCCCACTTTTTAATAAAATCTAATCTTTTGATTGCTAATCCATCACTTGCGCTTAAAATAATAATACTCATATCAGGATCACTCCTACAATCCTCTAATGGAGAACATTCACTAAAAAAGAAACTTTTTAAATGATCCCTTGGCGCTTCTATAACTAAATTACAATCTGTTCGCAAAAGCGCATTCCATTCCCTATGTAAATCCCCAAGTTCCCAGTTATTCTTTATTGCTAATCTGTTATGTGCATAAATTTCTTGATCTATTAAATAACATAAATCTCTTTCATAAATAAATTCTTTACTATCCTGATTGTTTATCTCCTTGTTCTTTATTTGCTCTGTTATCTGGGAGAATTGTTTTAAGTAGTTCGGCAAATTGTTGCTTGGTTTTTTCGTCTGCATTTTCTAATAACTTATTTAATTTATTATCTCTCTCTAATGAAGGTTGCTCTAATATCATTCCCTCTTTCCAGCGCTTAATATATTGAAGCCATAACTTTACTTCTGCCGCTTTTCCGTCTGTGAGTATTGTCCTGTATAGCGCGGCGATAACGTCCGGCGTCTTATCTGCTCCCCACTTTGCTAATTGAATATCTACATCTTTTTCAAACTCCTTTCTCTTTTTCCAATCTACTAATGTGTCTGGTGATAATTCAAATTCTTTGGCAAAATCTTTTTCTGTCCTAAATCCATATTCCTCTTGCCTAAATACAGAAGGCATAGTATAAAACTTAACAAATGCTTTGTAATCTGCTTTCCTATATGGTTTTTCTGGCGGTTTTTTTATAGGTGTTTTATTGGACTTTACAGGACTTTCAGGTTTAATTGTTTTTGGTTCTGTCATAATTATATTTTATTATCTTAGTATATTTTTTAGAATTACAACTTTTACATAATGGCTGTATATTCTCTATATTGTCTGAACCACCTTTGCTTAATGGGATTATATGGTCTTCAGTAAGTTTAATCTTTGGTTCTGATTTTTTACAACAAGGACAAGTCCAATTATATTGTGCTTTTAGATTTTCCCATTCTCCTAAAGTATGTGATCCATCGGCATTTTTCTTTAATGCCCTTCTTCTTTTAACAAGAAATCTAATTCTCTCACAATTTTCTTCTCTCCATTTATTACCTCTCCCTCTAAATGCATTTTTATTTCCCTTTAATGCTTTACTAACTTTCTTATTTCTTTCGGTAAAATCTTTTTCTTGCCATTCTTTTAACTTTCGTTTTCTTAAAATCTTTCTAACATCTAATCTTTTACAAGGATTTTTATCTCCCTTTTTCTGTTCACTTAATTTTTTTCTGACTTCTGGTCTTTTAGCTGGATTATTCTTTCCTTTCATTCTTTCACTCATTTTTTCTTTTGTTTTATCTGAAAGTTTTCTGCCTAACATATGTTTGCCAGTCATCATTTTCTTTGTTCTTTAACTCCTGAAGACATAAAATTATTTCTTATTTGATTTATCAGCAGTTTGTCTATTAGTCACATTTAAAGCATCTCTAAACTCAAGATATCTCTCTGGGTTTGTAAATGCTTTCTTTCCTATCTTGCCAAATAAATCAAATACAAAATTAAAATCTGCGTCCTCAAACTCTAACTCAACAACTTTTCCTTCATTTGCAAAATCTAATTTAGCAAACCTTGTATTATTTTCAATTTCTATTTTCTGAACTTCCATTGCGTTTAGTCCTTCTCTACTAACTCTCTTTTGTAATTCTAAACTCTCGGCCCATAACTTAACATATTCAGGCAATAAGGCCTCAAAAACCGGTTTGATCTTGTCCCGGTATTGAACTAACTCATCGTCATTTTGAAATTGATCTGTTTTTAATTGTCTTATAAAGCCAAAAAATATGGCCAATAAAACTTTTTTACTTTTTAATATTTTCATTTTTTACCTCATTTTTAATTATTACTCCTAATGATTTTTCTAATTCTTGTTTAACTTTTTCTCTTTCGACTTTAAATCTCTCAATATCTTTTTCTAAGCTTACTATTTCCTCTTTCCCTTTAATAATTGCATTTTGCATCATATCAATCGCTTGATCCAATGAAGCCAGATTAACTTCGCGCGTCTTTGTTTCTGTTTCTATGATATTAACAATAACTTCCATTGCCTTACTTGGCTCTTTTTTTAATACATCTCCTTTTGGTTTGATTACTTTGTAGCTTGTTTTTTCAATCATTTTTTTATTTTTAATTTATTAGGTTTACATTTTAAACAATAATATGGTGTATAAATAAACTTGTGTCCAAAAATACTTCCTCTCATTTCTTCTTCACCTTTAATAGCGTCTTCTTTTAAAAGTAAACATTTGCACTTATCGCACTTTATTACTATACCTTCTCCAATTCCACCTCTTATTTCAAGTTTTAAGGCCTCTGATTTTTTTACATAAAATTCAAGAACTTTACTAATTAAACCTTCTCCTCTTAAAAGGTTAAATGTTTTATAGTTTTGGCCAAATAACCTTTTTCTTAATTTTTTGTCTTTCATTTTTTTAATATTAATTGATTAACTTTTTTAATTTTTCTATCTCCCTTTTATAATTAATAATTTTTTCTGTATCACTTTTAATTCTTGCTCTGTTTAAATTAATTAATTTTACTCTTCTGCTTATATCTTTTTTAATTTTGTCTATTTGTTCTTGTGTCATAAATTTTATATTAAATACTAATTAGTTAAAGGGTGGGGTGACAATTTGCTATATTTTATAGCAGTGGTCTACTTTGTGAGAACCCTTTTTATCTGCCACCCCTCTTTTCTTTTAAGAAATCTTTTAAGAAATCTTTTAAGACTTTTCTATACCAATCTTGTGATTTCTTAATAATAACTCTATTTTTAAAAATTCTCAAAGGTTTTCCAACAACGAGGACAATAAATCTTTTTGTTTATAATATCAAACACACACTCATCTTCTGTTGTGTGTCCATCACAAAAATCACAAGGGATTTTTTTAATCTCTTTGATTTTCCTTTGTAGTAAAATTTCTTTTTTCATATAACTTATTTATTTAGTTTTTGGTTAAGTAAATTCTTAATATAATTGATACAGACATTCCACCCCCCTGCTTGTATGGTAGCTATTTTAACACTTACTGACGGCCTTGCTTTGCTTAAATCTGTCCTTAGTTGCCACTTTAAATAATCCATTTTTGGCAATTCTTTTAATATATCCATCACTGTTTCTTCTTTTTGTTTATCTAAAAGGTTCTGGATAAAATTTTTTAACCTGTTGTAGTCTTTTATATTTACAATTTCACATAACTTAAAACTTCCATACTTTTTATCAAATTCTTTTTTCCAATTTTTCATAATTTATTTGTTTAGTTTATTAACTTATTCTCAATTAAATAGATTAACATTTTAGCACGAGCATCTGCTTCTGTTTTAGTTTCAATTATTTTATGATCGAAATGAACATACTTGTTTTTCTTTTTTCATAAATTTTTAAAACATTTTTCTTGTGGCTCATTATAAATAATATACCAATCTTTTCCGCCCAATTTATTTAAAAGACAATGGGCGCATAAATATCCCTGATTTTTATTAAACTTTTTTGAACCAATTGCCCTTTTCCAATACTTATCATTGATATAAAAACAATAGTTCATTATTCTGCCACAAATATCACATTTCATAATAACTTATTTATTTAATTCTTTGTCAATAGAAAACTCTCTTAATTTTTTCATTTCTGTCATACCAATATGAATTTGTCCTTTTGGTAAAAATCTATTTTCAAAAACTCGTAAACCACCGAATAATTCTCCTATTGTTTTAGGAATATCCGATTTTTTAGTTTTATTATAAAGCCAAATAGCAAATTTATTTAATATTTTTTTCATATAATTATTTATTTAATTCTTTTAAAATTCAGAAAATTCTCCCTCTACTAAATACAAAACACTATGTATGGCATCTAAAACATTTTTTTGAGGCTCTGATAATTTCTCATAATTATCCATAAAAATAATATCTTTAATCTTACTATGAGCTGTTCTAAGAATGTCATAGATTTCAGAATTATCTAATTCTCTATGTATTTCGTTTTCCATAATTATTTATTTAAGTTATTTAAAATATCTTTTATTTTAGGTTTACTAGCATACTTTTTCTTACTTTGTATCCACGCCATTCTCATTATCATCCAAACAGAAGCCCAAGAAGCCCAATTTTTGTGTATTTTATATTGATTTATAAATCTTTTTAATCGTGTCATTTTTATTTATTATTCCAACAACTCCAACTGCCCCATTCTGTTTCCGCTGTTCCCCAATGCCCAGTTCCCTCATTTCGTAAAAGCCATTTAGCACAATCAGTATTATCTTTGGCATTAAAGGGGTCTATATTTCTACCTAACTTTTTTTCACAATATTTCACAGTAGAGGGAATTAATTGAAATAATCCCATTCCAGCAGAACATCCAAACTCTTTATTACATACGTTAGCATCCCCACCACTCTCACACATCATAATCCTATCCAATACTGATTTTTCTTTAAAAGCAACTGCGTGGACTTTTCTCTGTTCTTTTAATTTGGTTTCAAGCATTTTATAAACTTCAAACTTTTGTTGTTGTTTTATTTCCTCTTGCCTAAAACCAAATTTTAATAATTCGCAAATCCCCATAAAAATTAAAAGGAATACTAAAAGAAAAATAGCCAAAGCTCCCCAGTGTGTTTTTGGTTTAATCTTTTTTGTTCCCCAATTTTTTATTTTATTATTTTCCATTTTTAATAAAAATTAAATCTAATAATTTAATATAAAATAAAACACCTAAAAACATTCCTAAAATATAAGTAAAACTACCAATATTACTTTGTCCAGTTATACATCCAGAAAGAAAAAGACCTGTTAATAATAAATATCTAATTCTGTTTTTTTTCATTATTATTTTTATTTTATTGTTTTCGGTTTCCATATAATTATACTTTAAATTAATATAATCATACAAAATGCAATAACTAATAATATAATAAATCCAATTTGTTCTGCTTTACTCATTTGTTTTAGTTAATTTTTTAATTTTTTTAAATATCTTTGATATGCATTTTCAATTTCTTCACAAAAAGGTTCTTCTTCCCAACTACATCCCATTAAAACACGCCAATTATTAGCACCGCGCCGTTCATAAGTAGAAAAATCATCTTTATTCGTTTCTACTATAATAGATTTTACTTCGTGTATATTTAATACTTCTATCATAATGTTTTAGTTAATAATAATTTTATATTTTCTAAATCTTGTATTGAATATTTTGTAATGGTGTTTGCCTTTTCTACTAATTTATTATACCACTTTTCTCCTCTTTTGTCTTTAAGTTTTTGGATTAAAATTGAAGCTGTTAATGTATCCATATGGACTTTGAACCGATGACAACCCTTACATAAACAAGCACCATTTCCCAAATCCCACCGTGTTGATAAACTATTTCTGCTTTTAATATGGTGAGCATCAAAACTTTTTATATCTCCTTTCCTGCCACATAATTCACATTTGCATTTTTCCCTTACTTTTAAAGACCATAATATATCCAATTCTTTTTTAATAATTTTTCTGGCCTTGTTGGCCGGGACTTTTTTGCCTGCTCTAAATACAACTTTCGGATATAATGTCCCGGCCTTTAATTTCGCCAAATTCTTTTTCCTTTGGTTTTCGGCCGACTTAATCATTGATCTCCTTTGCCACGCTATCATTTTTTTGTAATCTGTTTTTATCATTAATATTTTTTACATACTCTTTTCTATCGCATAGAGAACAAATGTCGCCTAACCATTTTTCCTCTAATTTAGTTAAAGTTTGTTTGCACTTTCTACATCGCATAAGATTTTATTTAATCCAATTTTTCTTTAGCCCAAGCAATAATCTTTTCCATTTGCTTTTTGTAAAAATCATCAAATTCTATTCCATTAGATTTATATTTCTGTTCCCATAAAACATATAAAACACCTCTTAACCTCTTACTTGGCGTCTTATCTGTTTTAAACTCAGGCGTCAATTCAGGTATATCAACTAAATCTGCTTGCTCTAATTGATTTTCTTTGAATATAAACCAACCTAATTTACGATTTAATTTAACCATTGCTAATGCTTGATCCTCTGTTAGTTCTTGTGTCCCTACGGACATTTTATAAGTTCCGTCGGCCCGGCTCGCAATACCCTCTATTGTTGCCGGTAATTGTAATAATTCTTTTTGTTTTGTCATAATTTTATTTTTTATAACTATTTTCTAAATTCATTGCCCAACCAAACAATAAAACCCCAATAGCAATTTTCCAACTCACACTCCACAATAATATCATCGCTATAATAAATATTATTGATTGTAAGATTTTTATTTTTGTTTTTAATCTCATAATTATTTTTATTACTTATAAATCATTGCCTTTTGTACTAACTCGTCGGTTGGTTTTTCTTTTTTTATCTTATAACCTAACCTATTTTTCCATAAACTCTCGCCACGGCCGTCTTTTTTTCTGAACTCTGCCACGCGTGGATCTGTCGGCAACCATAACCCGTCTTTATTTTGAATGTCGGCCCTGATCCTTTTAATGTGGTCCTCTCGTTGAAGCCAGTGTAAATCCTCTAATGCTATATAATATTTCGTTTTTTCTGATCTATGTATTTTAATATCTTGTCCTGTATTCTCGTTATATGGTGGGAAGTGTTGCCAAACTTTAATCGTTAAATCAATATCATCATTTCTTGTGTCGGGATAATTTTCTAAAATATATAATACTTGTTTTCTCAATGTCATATAATTTAATTAAAAGGGTATTTCCTCAACATTAACTTCGTCCTCTGTCTTTTCTTGCTCTACTGGTTTGCTCTCTTGATTTTTTTTGTAATTTGGATCTTGTAATAAAACATTGTAATAAGGTATGTTCGGATTTCCACCCTCTTTGTATCCTTTGCACTTAAATAGCGTCAATTTATATTCTTGGCCACCTAACATTACTTGTCCTGAAAAATACTCATTCCCTTTTTTTGATATATGTTTCCAGAATAAACCTATCTCAAATGGATCTTTTTCGTATGTTTTTTTATTTTCCATTTTATTTCTTTAATTTTTTTAATTCTTTTAATTCGTCCTCCCGGCGCTTAATGTCAAGCGCTCCCAAAAAGGCCTTGCGATCTTTTAGATATTCTTTTTTAGTAATAGTGTGAACCTCAAACTCGCCATCCTCTTTCCCAAATCTGATAATCATTCCGTAATCAATTTTCTCTCCCATTTCCTCAACAGCATTCCAGTATGCGGCCAATTGATAATAATGATCATTATAAATCCCCTTACTGCTCTTAAAATCTATTATCACTTTGTCTTTGCCTATCTTTGCAATCGCGTCAAGCGTCCCGCAATACTTATATTTCTTTGAATAAATCAATCTCTCGCTATCTGTAAATTTTGCCTTATGTTCTTTTTGCCATTTCAAAAATGCTGTTATCCCGTTAACAATATTCTCATCGTCTGGTAGTTCCGGCTTTTCTCCCTTGATCCAATACTCAATCCACTCGTGAATTGCTGTCCCAATATCTCGGGCCTTTTTTGATATACTACGATATTCTCTTTTAGCCTGTAAAATTGTTTCCTCTCCAACAACAAATCCGTCATCAACTTTTTCAATCAAATACTCTGCCATACATTTTACTGCCCAACCCATTAACTGCGGACTTTTATCTATAATCCCTGTGACTCCTGTTACACTATATTTTACTTTCTTTCCATTTACAAAATACTTATGTTTCTCTGGATCAAATTCTAATATAATTTTTTTGTTATAAAGTTCTATTTTTCTCATAATCTATTTTTTAGAGGCAGTTTTTTGACATACCCGGGTCTATAAATTATTTAACTTCTTTGTTTAGTAAAGCCATAATCAATACTCCGGCGTGTTTTTCTGTAATCTTATCTAAACTACCTCTTAATATTATTCCTGTCCTCTTTGCTAAATCGGCGCGTTTCTGTGTATCTGTTTTTCCTTTTAACATTCCTTTTAATTCCTCAACTTTATTATTTGGCTCTGGCTCTTTGGTTTCTTTTACAACTTCGCCTTCAATAACTCCTTCATTCGTCGGTGGAATAAATGCCTTATCTGCTTTTTGAATATCTTTGAACTCGTTGCCTGCATATACATCACTTGCTATTCCTAATTCGCTTGCGCATTTTTTAAGTGCATCAGTTGAGGCCGCTTTTAAATCGTTGCCATAATCTAATGCTTCTTTTGTATCTCTTTTAAATTTCATATCGGCCCGGCCAAATTGCTCTTTAACAATAATCGGTTTATTCTGTTTATCTTTGATTGTCAATCTACCTAATACCCAAACTAATTTACCCTCTTGTCCGTGTTCTTTAATCTCAAAATCCCAACGCCAGCCAAAACAATAATTCAAAACCTTTTTTACATATGCTCCTGTTACATAATTCCATTTGCCACCACCTTTTGCCGGCCTTTGATAAATATGGTTTGCCGGTGTCTTTTGAAGTATAAATAATAACTGATCTTGATTAAGTGGTGCAGGCACTTTTGTTTGAACTCTTACTATTGCCGTTGTCTTTTTCTTTGTTATTACCTTTTTTTTATTTGTTTTCTTTTTCATTTTTTACCTCTATCTTGTGAGAGGACAATATGGGACGTCCACAAATGGAGAAAATAACAAAATCCCATTTATATTATCCTCTCGCAAGAGTTATTTTCTTATTAAATCCGACCTTTTATTTTAACGATTTTCTTTTGACCATTCTCTTGCCCTTGCTATTGCTGTTTTCTTTTTAGCAAAACCTACTCTTTTAACAATTTTCCATTGTTTCTTTGTTTTGATATACCTGTAAATCCCTGCCACGTATCTTGGACTTCCCTTATGGTTTATCTTTTTACAAGTATAGAAGTATCTATCTTTATTTTCGTTTTCAAAATACCTATAACTTGGGCTACTGAACATTTGGCCAAATACTCTGTTGATTACATCTAATGCGTTTTTATGTGCTTGTTCATCAATAGTCATATTTTTTAATTGATTAAAAATAAAAAACCAAACCGACCAACTGCTTGGCTTGATTGTTGACTAAATTGTGTCTTGCTATTTTCATTGCTTTAATTATACTTTATTTTTAATGACTTGGCAATGCGTAACCTGTGGATAACTTTTTACTCAAAAACATTCTCAAAAATCTTTCTTTCTCCCGTATCCATATTGTCTTTCCATTCCTGATATTTTCTATCGTGTTCGTCTTGCTCTTGTGATTTATTTATCATCTCCTCGTATTCAGGTTTTGATTTAATAATTCCTTTCTCTCTCAATGTTTTATATAAATTGAATACTGCTTTTTCCATTTCTAATTCGTTGTCCCGGCTACGATCTGTTTTTCAATGACCTTTACTCCCTTAATTTTTACTCCTCTTAATGCGTCTGCCTTTATCTTTACTATATTTGGCGCAAGATATTTTCTTGTTAATTTTGTTTCGTCCTCAATTACAACCTCTCTAATCGTTCTAAATTGTATTGATCCTGATTTAGCCTCAACTTTATTTTTTGGTACTATTGTGTCAATTTTTTCAATGGCTAACTCCGGTTTCATTTTTCCACTCTCAACTTTTTTCTCAATTTTTTCCATTTTCTTTTCTGCTTTGATCCGTTCGGCGTTGTTAAACATAACCATTTTCATTTTGACTGTCTTTTCTGCATCAGACCATTGATTTTCTAATGGAGTGAATAATGACCTCGCATTTCTTAATGCCTCGTTTAATGGTTTTGTGATACTCTCTTTTTTCTTGGCAATCATTTTGCCGACTATCTTAATCTTACTTAAAATATCTGTCGCATTTACCATATCGTCCGGGACTTTAATTTCTAATGAACCGGCAATTACCTCTGCTTTTGAAACTTGACTTTTTATTAACTCTAATTCTTTTGTTAAATTTTCTTTTTTCATAATAATAAGTTAATACAAGTTAATTAGTTTAGACCTTTAATTTAGAGATTTTACAATTAAAACATTCTTTAGGTTTTCTATATTTCCATTCTTTAGTATTAAAAATACAATTTTCTTTAATTTTAGGACATAAATCAATTTTTTTCCCTTTAATGTTCTCCATAAAATTAGTTTAGTTTAATTAAACCGACCTTTTATTCAAATTTAATAACTAATTCTTTTTCGTCACCGACAAACTCTCGCCAATCTCCATTTTGAATTACCCATTGCTTGCCGTTCTTTTTTACAACTGGATCTCCATTAAAATAAACTTTGCGCTTCTTTGGTTTTTCAAATCCGTTTGATTTTTTCCACTTATCAATCGGGCTATCTACAAAGTCTGTTAATCCACGATGTAAAAATTTATCCAAAGACCATTGATATGTCCAAAAATATTCCGGGCCAGCTAATACCATTTTATATTTTCTTATGGCCAAAAATATCTGATCCTTTTTATAATCTTTTAATGCTGATTTAATCTTTGTTTTTATTTTATCAGTCAATTTAGAATGAACTATTATTTTTTGTTTATTCCAATATTCAAAAATATACTCTATATTTTTAGTATAATTATTTATAGTATTATTATTCGTTCGTTCTGGTGAACAGCTCTGTTCATTTTCGTGAACAGCTCTGTTTGTTTCTATGAATAGCTCGTCAATTTTACTATTCAATTTAATGAATAGTTTTTGATTTCCTTGTCTAAAAGTTTCAATATAACCCTCTTGTTCAATTTTTTTTATTCTTGGAGTTAAAGCACCTGAACTCTTAATTTTGATCAATGGCATATCCCCTAAAAGTGTTTGATAGTTTATCCAAGTCCAAATACCTTTTTCATTCTTAATTCTTTGGCTTTCTATTTTTTCATTTTTGCTATTACAATAATAATAAATATAATCAATAATAGCACAATCTATTAAATCAAGATTTGTTTTTGATAAAACTAATTGATTTATGTTAATATTATATTTCATTTAAATATTTTTTAATTCTATTAATATCATCTTTATTCAATTTAAACCATTCTCCTCTTATTTGTTTTTCATTAAACATTTTTAATAATTTTATTTCTATTCCAATATAATCATTTACTTTTTTTTGAATTATAATTTTTATTCCAAAAGGATTTTCTGTCTTATAAGTTTTAATTCTACTTTGAATATTTTTTGCCCGTCCTATCTTATAAAGATTTTTACTTTTTAAAAGATAAATCCAACCATTTTCAATTTTTTTATTATTAATTTTTTTAGATTTTTCCCTACATTCTCTTTCTTCTTTATCTGATATTTTTTTTTGTTTATTTATATAAGCAACAAACCAATTATAAAAAGGTATTAAAAATTTTCTTTTCCCCGTATAAAGCCATTTAATAAATAAATTTTCTCCTTTTAATCCAAAAATTGATGGAAAACTCATTATTCCTTTTTTATATCTTTTATCATCGCTAAAACTTCCAGTCAAATTACACATTCCACTACAATATCCTTCCCACCAATCTTCCCATTTAAAACCATTTTTAATAAAAATCTCTTTCCATTGTGAATCGTGATGAGAAATACTTCCAATAGATTTTAATCTCCATCTAAAATTTTTAATTTTATTTTCCGTTTCCATATTTTATAAATAAAAAAGTCTTAACTGAAAGGACGAAGGACACAGCTACGAATAACTGCCAACCATTTCTGATTGTTTCGCCCTTTCGGTTAAGATTTCTATTCGTATTTTTGTCCTTATTTCCCATACTTTTATTATACGCTTTTTTAAAAATAAAAAAAGCCCTAATCTGTGGATAACTTTTTCTGTCCTTTTTTCAATAATTTCCTTATTGTGGCGTGATCTCGTCTACCCAATAAAATTCCTGTTTCAGTTAAGGAAAGTCCTAAACTTTTTAATTCTAAAACTAAATCTACTCTGGCATCTATTATTTTTTTTCTACGGCCAGAACCTAATAATTCAAGAATACTAACTCCGTGTTTTTCACAAATTGTTTGTATGATTGATAGTTCTTTTTTCATATTATAAGTATGCCTGATATAATAAAAAAAGCAACCTCCAAAAACTACCTAACCTGTGGATAACTTATTCCTCTGGTTTGTAGAGATATTTTTTATAAAATCCTCTGCCTACAAAGATTAAAGCACCCAAAACTAATAAAGCAACTCCTCTCCAAACATTTTCTGCAATTTGAACAGCGCCAACTGAAACAAGTGTTGTCGCAACAAAAAGTAAAAGTTCTTTTGAATAATTCATAAACCTAAATTATTTTTAATTCTATTTATATATTCGTCCTTTGTGTAATACAAAAAATGTTCTCCAACTTTATTTTTAAATACTTCTTCAAATGACCAATGTCCATAAACTAATGCGACGTGTTCTCTCTCTGTTAACTGCCTGCGTAATTTAATCCCTAACCAAATATAAGTCGGCCAAGGTAATCTTTTCTCCCCGGATATGTCGTATCTTTTATCTATCGGCGTGATTTCCCATTCTGGCACGGTTATTTTAGATATCTCTTTCCATTTTCTATAAGTCAACCAACTAATTTTATTTTCTAAAAGAGGATAGTGATCAAAATATCCTAAAAATCCGTTTTTGTAATTCTCAATATTGCCGTCGCTATTCATAATCCTAACTCCTAAATGTAAATGGTTGCCCATAGAGTATCCGGTGTTATCGGCCCACCCAACAACTTGTCCTTTCATTATCCTATTTCCTTTGTGTAAATTAACTCTTTCCATATGGCCATAAACAATATCTAACCTAATTGTCTTTCCGTTCAATTCTATATCGCCTGAGGCTTGCCTGACGTAGATTCCATAGCCCTCTTTGGTTGTTTTGACTCCTGAGCAATACCCGTCGCATACGGCCAATATGGGTGTCCCACGGGGTGCTAAATGATCTATTCCATTATGGCCCTTTAAACCATAACGCTTATAAAAACTACCATTAACTCCAAAATGTTGTGTGATTGTATTACATTTGAAGTCCTTAAATGGTAATCCTAGTTTAATTTTATCTCTTAATGTATTCATATACTTTTTTTAGTGCTATTATTCACACAGAATAGCCCCTATTTGCAATTTATATACAAAAGTTGGCTACTTATACTGTATTATTTGTTTTAGCTCTTTTGTCGTTTCTATATCTTGTTTAACAAGGCCATTTAATGTTGTCATCGCCTCTGTGTTTTTTTCTACTACACCTAGCACAGTGTCCATAGTTTCTTGATTTGATTTCTGCATATGTTTCTGGTGATTAAAAACATATTTAGCCCAAGCTCCAATAGTAAGAGCCGCCAAACCAAGCCCACCAAATTGTAATAAATTTCCTTCTAACATATAATAATTTTTAAACGCTGTATGGGGAAGGACTACCGTCGCCAGACCTGTCGTCCAACCTATTATTTAATAATCTTTGCCACTCTATTAAGGTTGATCTCTTTACCTCTACTGTTATCTCAACCTCGTTAAGTGTATAATAAACTCTTGAAATGAGCATATTGTCTTTTAATATATCTGAAACTTCACTATCAAATCCATAAAAGGAACAGGTATCTCCGGGATTTATACTTTCAATATCATAACCCCTATTATCACTTAAATTATTATCTAAAATTTTACAAACCAATTTTATTTCTGGGTCTTTATTCTCGGCCAAGAACTTCGCGCCGATCAAATCTGCCGTTGCTTCTGCGTCTGCGCCGTAGTCAAAATACTTCTGAACTCGTCTATCGTATAAAAGAATTGAGGTTGGATCTGAATAAAGTTTATAAATCTTTGTTACTCCAGTTTCTCCATTCCAATATAACATTGCGTTTCTTATTTTTTCCATTGATTTCTGTATTTTGATCTCTGTAAAATCTTTTCCAAATATAAAACTATGTGTTGGCTCTGTTGGCTTTGCTTTGAAATAAACTTTACCTTGCACGTCAATCCAATAAAACCAACCGGCTGGCGCTAAACTGAGAACTTTATCAAATGCTTCTCTATATGTGTTCATTTGAAAAGTATAATCCGCGTTGTCTCCTGTTTCCTCTATTGTTTCGTCGTTATAACTTAATTGAGGATTTGTCGTTTCGGCAATATACCTATCCATTATATTTCTTAAAATTACACCGACGTCTGTTGCTACTTCTGCTATCGTTGTTGTCGTTCCGTTCTTATAAATATCCTGTGCTAATTTTGTATAATGGCCAAGACAATGAACAACAATACCTTCTTTTTTTCCAATTACTCTCGGCTCTATTAAAGAAATATATCCCTTATAAATTATCTCTGTGCTATACATATCTCCAAGTTCAACTACGCTTTCGCCGTCTGATATCAAAATCTCTATATGATTTCCAAGAACTAAATCGTCCCCACCATAATCAAACTCTCTGCCTAAGTCAATTAGACATTCTCCAAGGCCACCATTTAATCTTTTTTCAAATCCCTTAAAGGTAGCATCTTTCCAAATATCTAAATAATCGCCATTAGAATTATAAACTTTTATTAAAACTTTTTTCATTATAAATATGTTTTATGATATTTTACCGTTAAATCAATCTGCGATCCTGCTTGTGGTTCTCCTCCAAATCTTAATTGAAAATAAAAATCTCTTGTTTTATTTGGTGTCCAAGTTGTTCCTGTATCATCACTTGCTGAATAAAATCCTTTTGAATATCCAGCACCAAAATCATATCCAAAACTATAATAATCAGCTCCTGAAGTTCCTGCTGTTCTTAATACTAACCAATATCTTGTGTTAGCACTTAATTCCCATAAGTTATTTGAATAACTTGTTAGCCAAGCTGTTGCTGCTCCAACATCACCGGCCGCAATAGTTCCATCTGAAGGCCCAGCCGGATCAGCAAATACTCCTGACGGCTCTCCATTATTATCAGTTTCTATTCTCCAAGTTATATTTCCCGGCGTTCCTGTTTTTCTAACAGGTATACTAATTCCTTGAAAAGTATCATCTGCATATGGTATTTCAAAACTTTGCGCTCTATATTTTGCAGGAGCATTTATATTAAAAAAACTTGATATTGAACCTGAAGCTAAATAATTTTGTTGACAAACTATTCCCCCTGCTGTTATTTTATAATTATTTGTTCCTATTAAATGTGTTGGGAACATACCATAAAATCTTAAATCGTCCAAAGCTAATCCGCCAAGTGTTCCTTGAACTGATCTATCATTACAATTTATTTTAACATAATTCCCATTATTCCAATTTACATCTTTTGTCACTATAATTTTTTCTTCTGTGTCAAGATTTTCCCATTGTATTCCTTTAATGTCTGCCCAGTTTTGTTGTAATACCATTTTAATTTCTGTCGGCTTTGCTGGCTTGCTTCCTAACATAGAAAAGCTACCTGTATATGGGGTTGCTACTGCTGTTAAAACTTCATCAATCGCAGTTGTTTCATTTGTGTCTTTGCCTTCTCCACTTAATACTATAAATTCTGCTGTCCACGGAACAAATAATAAATGAAAATGATCCCTGTTAAAATTATGTCTTGTGCAAGTGGCAACATATCGCCTTGTTGTTCCGCCGGCCGGTCGTAAAATATCAAGGTTTTTTTCTTGCCTGCTAAACAATTCCTTGAAACTATCTATTTTAGTTTCTAAATCCGACTCACTTGTCCCGGCTAAATATCCCTGACAAGCTATAATCTTTTCTCCTCGTCTATCTGACACCAAGACACTCCCGTCATCTCTGGCCAATTCTAATCTTGTCAATATACGCCTTGTTGCTGAATCGTGTTTAATAAATCTAGGCGTGTATGTTGTATTGACTATTTCTGTTGAATCGTATTTTACTGATACTGACATTTTATTCCCCGCTTATTTGATTAAGTTCTGAAGCGCGATTAATCGCTTCAATAATATCACTTGTTAATTTTTCTTTATCAGATATATTTGATCCACTAAAATCAAAATTATATGTATGGGCTATCTCCTTTAATTGAGTTGTTTGACCTGTTTCAAATGCTCTTTGGCCTGCTTCAATACTTTCTACTTCCCTGCCAAATTCTGTTAGTCCTGCTGATCGTCTTTCCTCTTGTATTTGTGAGTAATAAAGTTTTAATAAATGGCTTCTTTTATTTAATGCTTCTTGCTCTCTCGTAAGTTCTTTTGCCAATCTATCACTTTCTTCATTATCTGTTTCTTTACTTAATCTATCTCTTATATCTTTAATTTTATTTTCTTGCTCAACATACGCTTCCGCTATAGAAGTTCCATAATCTTTTTCCTGTTCAAATCTCTCTTTTTCAATATCTATAATATTTTGTAAATCATTTTCTAAACTATTTATTAAACTTTTTGTTTCATTTATTTCATCTTTTGTTCTTTCAGTTGCTTTTTCAATAGCTTCCATTGCATCACTACCTATAATTCCCAATCCTTTAAATTCAGCATCTGTTCCATCTAATACTTGTTCTCTTAAAAATCTTATTTCCTCTGAAAAATCTTGGGCATTCGTTCCAATCTTTAATAATGAATCGTTAATTTCCTCTAATCTTTTTACAAAAACAGGATCTTTACCAAGTAATCCACCAAGAGAAGTCCAAAACATATTAAATTTTATACTCGCTTTTTCTACTTGTAATGCTATAACTCTCATTCCATTTATAACATCATATGTAAACTTACTCAATCCTAAAAATGATAAAGATAACTGATTAACCTCTTTTCCGCTTTCATTCATAGTCGTTGACATTTCTACTAATCTTGATAAAAGAGGTTTCCCGGCTATTGCTATTGCTTCTCCTAACTTTTCTGATAAATCTCCTATATTATTTCTTAATGCTTTTAATCCACCCTCTGCTGTATCTCTCATTGCTTCATTTAGTCCACCATAGTTGCCCTCTAAAATCTCTGACAACATTGATACTCTTTCCATTCTGTTTGCAGTTGAAAATAACTTTTTTTGTGTGTCTGTTAAACTAATTCCATATCTTGTTAATGCTCCTGCTCCACCGTCAATGGCCCGGCCAATAGCATTCGCTGTTGTCAACATATCCTCTTGTGTAACATTTGCGCCTTTCAATGCAACGGCCATATCTAATAAAGCCGGCGTTAACTTATTTATTTGATCTGTATTCAAGGCAAAAGTGGCTAATTGAGATTGTCCTACCATAGCCACTTCATCTCCTACAACCCCAACTTGTTGTAATGCTTTTGCTTGATTTTTTAATGAATCTATCTGCTCGTCTGTGGCGTCTGATATTTGCTTCGTCAAATGTTCTAATCTTGCCTCTGCTCTCTCTTGGGCCATATATGCTTTAACAGATAAAGCGCTCGCAGCAGTAATAGCCGCGCTCATACCTATTATAGCCCGTTTGATATTCTTTATTTTTTTTGTTGATCTATCTTGGGCGTCTATTAAAATCTGTAATTTTTGAACTATCATTCCTATTATTTAATATTAAATTAGAAACAAGTTTAATAAACCAAGTTGGTTGGTTCATATAAGTATGATAATCCCAACTCATTTCGTGACAAACAACTGCTATATCTAATCGTTTTTTAAATCTTTTTTTTTTGTTTCAGGATCATCTGTTTTTCCACCAGTTATTTCTTGTAGTTTTTCTGTTATAAAAATATAGTCATCTGCTTTCATATCAAGAATGGTATCAAGTATTTTTTCTTTTTTTCCGTTAATAGAAACAACCATTATTTCTATTAGTTTATGGGTTTGTCGTCTAAGAAATGTAAACTTAAATTTTCCGTCAGGATCTTTAACTCCTGAATACATAATATCCTCTATTGTTTCAATTTCCCGGCCTATAATATAAGTTTTAATTTCAACACTATCTCCACTTGGAGTTTTAATTAATCTTGTTTCTCTCATTTTATTTTAAGTTATTTAATTAGTTCATCTATTTAGATAACTATCTGTTTTTTTGTGGCATTCTTTACAAAGAGTTCTACCATTATCAATCGAAAATCTTAATTCGGGGTATTGAGCAAATGGTTTTATATGGTCTGCTTCTAAATTACCACCTCTCTTTCCACAAAATCTACAAGTATAATTATCTCTTTCAAATACTGCTTCACGCCATAATTTCATTTCAAGTGAATTTCTAATCTTAGCATTTAT